GCCTTGGAGCTGGCGACCTCCTCCTCCGCCTGGGCCGCCTGGGCGCCGTGGAGGCGGCCCTCGATGCCAGCCAGCATGCTCTGCTGGTAGGTGAGCGGGGTCTTGCCGATCCCCAGCATGAGCTGGGCGCGCGTCTCCGGCGACAGGCCGCCCTGGGCCAGGGCGAGGAGGTTCCCGCCCAGGTTCCCGATGGCGCCAGCTCGCGCGGAGCCTAGCGTCTCGGGGTCGTAGGCCGCGCCGGTCGGGACCGTCTTCGGGTGCCACCAGTCTTCCCAGCCGCTGGCTGCTTCGTCTAGGAGGCCCATGTTGCTACCCCATCAAACCCTGTTGCCCCTGGAGCCGGTTGAGCCAGGGCATGCTCGTGCGCGCCCGCTTGCGGAGCAGCTCAAGCTGCTGCTCGCGCGTGAGGGCCATCTGCGCCGCGTTTATCGGCGTCGGCTTGTAGGCGCCAGCTCCGCCGCTCAGAGCGGGCGCGGTGGGGCTGGAGGCGGCCTTGGTCGCCGCGCCGCCCGCCGTGGAGCCGAAGCTGGCGAGGGCCTTCTGGGCGGGTGACAGGCCGGTCTTCGGGTCCACCACGTTCGCCTTGTCCCACGGGTCGGAGACGTTGCGCTCCCACCACGTGCGAGTGTTCTCCGTTCCGATCGGTTTGTCAGCGTATTTAAATGGGTATGGCGCGCCCCCCGCCGCCCCAGGCGGGGGCGGCGCGCTGGCCGTGGTGGCGTCCACGGCGGCGGGCGTGAGGGGCGTCTGGGTCGGGAGGCCCAGGTTAGGCTTCGGGGCCGGTGCCGCTGAAGGGGGGAGGGGCGGCCCCTGGGTGGGGAGCACGCCCGCCCGCTCCATGTCGCTGCCGATGCCGCCCTGCTCCATGCCCGGCTGGAGGGCCTGCCCCGGAATGCCCGCGCCGAAGTCAGGCGGGGGCTGGGGCGGCTGAATGGCCCCCGCCGTGAGGTTGCCGCCCAGGTCCGCGCCCGACATGGTGGCGCCCCCCGGCACGGCGCCGGGGGCGCCGCCAAAGGCGCCCATGCCGCCCGCCGCGCCCGCTGCGGCGCCGCCTAGCTTCAGTAGCGCCAGCCAGTCTTCGTTCGTCATGTTCAGCTCCTACCGGGACGAGAGGCCGCCGAGAACGCCCCCGACCACCGCGCCCACCGCTGTGCCGTATACCGGAACGACCGACCCGGCCGCCGCACCCGACAGCGCGCCGCCCAGGGCGCCGACCGCCGCATTGCCGCCGGGGCGGGTGCTGGTCTGCGTCGTGGTCTGGGAGCCGGGGCTGGAGCCGATCATCTGGCCCATCCATTCGATTTGTTGCTTGGTGTAGCCTTGCTTCTCGAGGAAGTTTTGGTAATTCACGTCCAGGCCCGCCTGGGTCTGGGCCTGCTCGCCCTGGCCCAGCGTGTCCAGCAGCCCGACATCCGCGATGTTGGACTTCTGTGCGGACCCGTAAAGGTCGCCCGCCATCTTCAGGCCTGTGGTCTGGCGGTTGTAGAGGTCTTGCTGGTTGGCGAGGCCCGCCTGGAGGTTGGCGGCTTGGTTGTATTGCTGCCCCTGCAGATTGCGGGTGATGTCGCCGGTCGCCGCCGCCTGGGCCTGGGTGAAGTTTGCCTGCCGGAGCTGCGACGAGAGGTCGCCCGCCTTCTGTGCCGCGAGGCTGTCGGTCACCGCAGATTGCAGTGCCTGCCTCGATCCCCCGAAAGCCTTGCTGGACAGGAACTGATCTTGAAGCTGGCTCTGCGCGCCCTGGCGTGAACTCTCCAGGGACTTCAGAGCGTTCGCCTCCACCTCCCCGGTGAAGGGGTTCATATATGGTTGCAAATCCGTTCCGGCCAGGGTCTGGGGCGTGATCTGCTGCGCGGTGTAGGGGTTGCTGCTGCTGGCGAGTTGCTGGGCCTGCCCGCCCAGGCCCGCCAGGAGATTGCCAGTCTGGCCCTGCATCCCCCGGATCGCGTCCCCGGCGGCGTTCTGGTCCGCGTTGCGGTCGGCCACGCGCTGCCCGTCGTAGGCCTGATAGGGCGTGTTCGCGACATAATTCTGTGCCGCGCCCAGGTTCGCCGCGCCCGCGCTCTCGATCCACGCTGGCAGCTCCACCTTGGTGCTGGTGCTGCCGCTGCTGCCGCCACTAGGCATGGTCGCCTCCCTCCAGGCTCTTGGTCCAAAATGACCCGCGCCGCTCCCAGCCCCAGGCTGGCAGCCCGACGCGGTCCCAGCCCGGCCGCCCTCCGGCCTCCATGCGCGTGGCCCCCTGGCTCGCCGCCCACGCGGTCACCATCGGGTCCATCGCCATCACGCCGCCCAGCGATCCGGCCGCGCCCGCGATCCTGACGGACCGGCACAGGGGGTAGTCTATCACCTCAGTCACCACCAGGGCGTCAGCCCCCTCCCATATCTGCGCCCTGCCCTCCCTGGCGGCCTGGACGACCCAGTTGATGTCCTGGGTGCCCCCATACTCCAAGGCCCTCCCCAGGCGCTCCAGAAGCCTCTGCTGGCGTGCGTCCATCACAGTGGCTTGCCCTTCGCCATCTTGACGGTGGTGACCACCCCGGCGTTGGACACGGTCACCTTCCAGACGCCGCCATCGGGGGCGACGAGCATGGCAAAGGGCGAGGCCGTCTCGGTCGAGAGGACGCGGTTGAAGGCGAGCGAAAGCGTATCAACCAGACGCTGCGCCCAGGTCAGGTCGTAGCTCGTGCTCATCGGGTGGGGGAGGTTGGGGTTCATCGCCGCCCCCCAGGCACCACGTCCAGGCGCATCTCGCCCACGGTCCAGGGTTCGTCCTCCACCTGTTCCAGGCGGAAGCGGATGTCCCGGCCGGAGAAGCGGCACTCCACCCACCCGTCATCGTAAGGCGTGAACGGCCCCTCGAAATACTCGACCGGGTCGTCGGAGGTTGACCTAGTGAACGCGGAGAACGTGGTGCAGTCGTAGGACGTCCCGTTGTCGAGCTGCGCCCCCACCACGTGCATGATGCGGTCGCCATTGGCTGGCCCCGCCTGGGCGGCGCTCTCGATGAATACCTGCCCGGCCCGCGTCTCCCCGGCGGCGGTCCACCCCGTCTCGTGCTGGTAGATGTGCTGGTCCGTTCCGGCCATGAGCGGCGTCGGCCAGACCCCGGAGCCGTCGATGGCGGACCGGCCAAGCTTGCCGATGGTCCACCAGTGTTCCAGATAGTTGTAGACCAGATAAGCGGAGTTCTCGGTCCCGATGTCCTCGGGGAAAAAGAACCAAGCCTCCGGGAACGTCCCGTTGGCGCCGCCCACCATCCGCGCAGACAGGCTCTCGGGGAGCGCACGGCGGAAGAAGTAGTCGCTGACATCGCAGGGCACAGGCTGCACCGTTCCATTCGTGTAGGTCCAGAATGCGCCCGACCCGGCCCAGATCGCACTGCCTGCGGCGGCGGCGAAGGCGTTGGGTCCGATCAGGCCGCAGCTCTGGCCCACCCGCTCGAAACCGTAGACCGCCGGGAGGCCCACGTAGCGCGCGATCCACAGCTCCTTCTCCGTCCACAGGAGGATGCCGCCCCGGACCTTTACCGCGTTGACGAACACCCCTTGGCAGTCCAGCTCAAGGAAGCCTGCCGTATTATTCGGATCGGTAAAGGTCCAATTATTGAAGTCCTCGCGCGAGCACCACGCGATCCCGCGCGGCTTGCCGCCCGCGCCGAAGAGCATCACATGGCGCTCCTCCGTTACGATCACGCCTCGATTGTTGATGGGGGCATTCGCGATCACCGTGGCCAGGGGGTCGAAGGTGGCGGTGGTCGTGCTGTTGGGGGACATATGGAGGAGGCGGCCATCGGAGCTGGCCACCGCCATGATGTCCTCGCCAAACGTATCGATGGTCCACGTCGGCGCCCGCGCGTATGGGTTGCCGCCGGGGCCGAACGCGCCCGCATCGCGGGGCGTGCTGTAGGTGGAATAATTGTGCGGCCCGGTGCCGTAGCCGCCCCCGGCGTTGATCGGCGGCAGTGGAACGAACCCCGCCGGGGTCTTGTCCAGTATCTTGTCCTGATCGAACAGGAGGAGCTGCGTGTCGGTCCCGATCACGAGGTAGCGGATGTCCAGTCCCGACCTCCAGGCGAGCATCTTGCGGGCGGGCGAGGCGATGGGCGCGCTGGTGAGGCGGACCCAGCCGCCCACCGGCACCAGCCCGCCGTTCCGCCACCTGATCAGGTTGGCGTTCCACCAGCGCCCCTTCTGCATCCCGTCGGAGCCGACGCGGGCGATGCCGGGCGGGAATTTGAGGGGCGACAGGGTCATGGCTTGCCCAGGCCTTTCATCGGGCCGGAGGTGAACACCTTGGGCGCCTTGGGCAGCCGGACCACGGTCACCTTGGCGATCGGCGCCTTGGCGGCGGCCAAGCTCAGGGCCTTGGGCAGGGCGGCCTGCTTGGGCAGAGGCGCCTGCTTGGGCATCTTGGGCGCGAGCATTGGCGGCTTGAAGCCCCCGATCCCCTTAGCCATTGGTGACCTCCTTGAAGTGTGGCCGGTCGCCTGGGATCGGGTGAGGCGTATCGGGCACGCGCGGCTCCTGTAACTGCTCGGCGATCTTCTGGATGAGCTGCGCCACCTCGTTAAAGGGCGAGCGGGCCAGGACGGTGAGCACGGCCTGCCACTCCTGCTGGGTCATTTCAACTTTCATATCAGTCCCTTTTCTGTAAGCAGGTATCAATGATTTTTGCGATCATCACGTTGCGGACCTCGGTGTTGTGGGCGAACACGTAACTGGCGACCCCAAGAAAAACGATGTTGAGGATCACCAACAACAGGAACGCGGGCGGCAGGGCCCGGATGAGCCGATCGGAGAGGCCGACCAGTATGGTCTCGCCCTGGGTCATGACGTGAACACCACGGCGAAGGCCAGGGTGATTATCCAGTAGTAGATGGCTCGATCGCTCATGTAATATCACCGATGCATATGTGGAGATCGGCGCGATGGACGCATTCGTGACAATGCCACTGCGGATATCAGCGACATTGGCGGCACGCATTGACGAGCACTGGCACGCGGAGCGGCTGATGAGCCGCGCCGCCGCCATCCGCGACATACTGGAGCGCGGCCTGTCACGGCCGGCCCCACAGGTAGAACACCCGCCCAGCGAGGTAGACCCGGACGGCGAACGGGCGCCGGTAGACTGACAGGGTGAAGCCCCGCCCGGCCTCGTTGAAAACATAGGCCACGCTCACGGCAGCCGCCTCGGCGGCCCCAGGCCGACCCAGCGCCCACCTAGCAGGATGTCGAGCAGGAACAGCACCAGCACCAACGCCAAAATGACCTGAACGATCAGGCCAAAAGGCGCAGGCAGCGGCAGGAGCTGGAGCACATAGTAGATCACCCCGAATACGCAACAAAGGATCAGCAGGTAGACCAGTGTGTCGATCACATCGATGTCCCCCCGTTGTCGAGCTGTTCGATGAAAGGTTCCGCCGCCGTCCAGAACGTCTGCCACGCGGCCTCCAGAGAGTTCACGGCGAAGGCGTAGTCGGTGCCGTTCTTCCCTGGCTCCGCCACGTCAGGCATGACGCCGAACAGGTTGGTGGCGGGAAACGGCCCGCCCATGCCCCCCTGTTGAGGCGCCTCAAACTGCGTCCCCGGCGTCCCGGCATAGCCGGAGCTGGCGGTGGCGATGGCGTCCCGCAGGCGGCCGATCTGGGTGTGCGTGGCGATCAGGCGGGACACGGTCTGGGTAGTCATCTGCCCGAACGTGAAGCTACCAGCCGTGGAGATGATGGTTGCGGTCATTTGTGGCGTCCTTCCAATGTGGCCAGCCGTGCGGCCATCTGTTGCGTTGCCCCAACCAGCAGGGCGATCATGGCGTTCTGGTCAAGCCCCCACACGCGGCCGAGATGGTCCTCGAAATCATCGCCCTCCCAGGCGCCTTCAGGGAATGCCTCGCGCACTTCCTGCGCGACCAGACCCACGCGCTTCAGCGGCGCATCGTCCAGCATGCGTGCCTTCGCCAGCGACCAGGGGTCATTCATGGTCTTCCAGCGGAACCGACGCACTGCCAGCTTTTGCACGGTGGCAAGGCAATCATGATCGCTGGTTGCGATCTCACCCTTGAGGCGCGCATCGGACGCATTCGCCATTGCGTAGACGGCGCCGCCATTGTCGATCGATATCGTCGCAAGGTTACCGATCACGTTGTTCCAACCGAACAGGAAAGCCTGCCCTGTGCTGTAGGAGCCGCTTGAATAGCGCACGCCGATGCTGGCGTTTGTGCATAGAATATCGCCGCCATAAACCATAAGCCGTCCCCTAATATAGACTTCTCCCCAGGGCCGGATTTCTATGTTGATGTTGTTGTTATCGACAAAGCGCCAATACCCGTCGCTGCTGTTGCGCGCCATATAGTAGGCATTGTTGTCGGCGACCCACATGGTGCCGTTGTAGTTCATGATGCCGTTGGCAACGCGCATGTAGGTGCAATAGAAATTGGCATCGACCGCCATATCGCCGTATGAGCGAATATAGCCGCCATACACGCCGCTCCCCGCCGTGACATTGCTAGCGGCGTAGAGCGAACCCCCCAGCCACGCGCCATAGCCGCTGGTGAACCCGTAGCCGTTGCCATCCGCGCCGCCCGCGCTGATGTAGCCCGCCGTTGTGAACGTCCCGCCGCTAAAGGACGTGAACCGGGCCGACCCGGTGTCATTGACGAATTGCAGGTCGCCGTTGGCGCTGTTCCATTGGATGCGCCAGCCGGGAGAGTTAAGCCGCAGCCCCCACCAGCCGCCGCCGAAGTTTTGCAGGCCGAACGAGCCATTGAGGTTAGCCGCCCATATCGCGCCGGTCGCGACTATGTCGGAGTTGACCGTGAACAAGCTGGGAGAAAATATCGCGCGCTGGGAGATCGGCGTGACGGCGCCCGCCGCGACCGATCCGCCGGTGTATACGTTCAGGCTGCCGTTGCCCGCATCGAAATACAGCATCGCACTGAAGCCGGTGGCGCGGGCGAACCAGTTGCTTGGTCCGTTATACATATTGAAGCCAAGATAACTTGCCGTCAGGAGGCCATTGGTGCTGGAGAGCAGCCCCGCTATTGCGTTGGAGGGAGGTCCAGCGCCGGTTCCCGCCGACGTGTCCGCCCTCATGGTGAACAGCGTATTCAGCGTCGGGATCGTGCTGTCAGCGGCGCCCACCGCCGCGCTCTGGAATTGATAGGCGCCGCCTGCGATGATCTGTGACGGCGCCACGGTCGCATTCAAACGACGGTAGTTCGTCCCGTCGTAATACATCGAACTCATGTAGTTGTTGGCAGTCACATACCACCCAACTAGCGATCCGCCGTCCAACGCCGTGGTCGTGCTCATGTTGGCTGGCTCGGGCACGCCCAGCATCACGTTGCCCTTGGCAGTGAACCAAGGCGTCTTCTGCCACGCCGCGTTCAGGCGCCCGTAGGCGGTGCCATCGCTGGGCGCGTCAGTGGAGATCGCGGAGCCGGGCGCTACCGCCCAGGCGAGGTTCCTGCGGGCGTAGTAGGCGCCGTCGTTGGGCGCGTCCCCGATCTTGGTGGCGTCGGCAGCCTGCATCTGCTGGAGCGGGACCGCCTGGAGCGCCGTCACCGCGTTGCCCGACAGAGCCAGCGGACCCAGCATCGTGTCGCCAGCCTTCAGCACATAGTTGGCGAGGCCCATGTCGAGCTGCTGCTTGGGCACCGCGTGGAGGTTCAGCGTGGCGTTCCCCGGCAGGGTCAGGGGGCCGGTCATCGTGTCCCCGGCCTTCTGCACGTAGTTGCCGACCGTGGCGTCAAGCTGCTGGAGGGGGACCGGATTGAGCGCGGCGGCGGCATTCCCCACCAGCACGATCTGGCCCTGCATGTTCCCGCCCGCCAGCGGGAGGTAGGCGCCCAGGCTGGTGTTCACCCCAGAGATCGCCGCGTTGAGCTGCTGCAACGGGACCGCGTGAAGCGGCGCTGTGGCGTTGGCGGACAGCGACAGGAGGCCGGTCATCGCCCCGCCCGCCTTCAGGAGGTAGGGCGCGAGGTCAACCGGCTTCACCAGCCCATCAATGATGTCCGCGTTCGCATTCCACATATTTCCCCAGACATCGTCGTCGGCGCCGACGATGGGTTTAGACAGGCCCAGGACTGGGGTGAGGGTCGCCATCGTTACAGCCTCATGATGTAGGCCATCGCGTAGTAGGGCGGCACGGCGTTGGTGGTGATGTTGTGGGCGTGGGAGCCATCTCCGCCGATGCCGTGGTGATGCGGCTGGTCGGCGCCCTGGTAGGTGGTGTAGAAATTATGTTGGTGGGCGCCATTGACGCTGGTGCCGATGGCGGCACCAGTGAAGAACCCGCCGCCCACCGCCACGTTGGCTCCGCCGCCGTTCGCACCCCACGCGCCGACCGAGTGATTGTGGTCGCCCTGCGCGTCGGTGACGCCGGTGTGGTAGTGCGACGGCATCTGGGCGGCAGTCAGCGTCATGTCGGCGGTGTTGCCGCCGTGGCTGTGCCCGCCCTGGGTGTCGGTGGCGGCGGCATAGCTGAAGGCGCCGCCCGCCTCGCCCTGGGTGCGGGAGCCACCATTGCCGAGTATGAAACGGTCCGACAGGTTGGGCGTCCCGTTGCCGCCATTGCAGAGCGCCCACCCCGCCGGGATGGCCCCGATGGCGCCAGCCCAGGCGATGACGCAGCCGCGCGGGAAGGCGGCCAGGATCGCCGCCTGGATAAGCTGGTTGATCCTGGCGTCGTTCCCCGACTGAAAGGACTTCATCGCCGCAGCGTGGGCGTCGAGGAGGTCGAGGTCGGAGTTGATCTTGATGCCCCAGGTCTGCGCGGACTGGTTTATTTCAGGTTTGCACAGATTGAGGCTGGGCGTGAAGGTATCAGCCATCGACAGCCTCCAGTTCAGGGCACAGGTAGGGCGGCGCCGGGAGCGGCGCCCAGGGCACGTCCTCGCCAGTCTCCGCGCCCCAGGTGACGGTGCAGGAGGCGGGCGCCGCCCAGGCGACATCACACGCCGCTGCGGGGGTCCACACCGGCTCGCAGGGCACGCCGGGGGTCCACTCGTCGCCGCACTCGGTGGGCGGCTCGTCCTCCCAGTAGAGGCGGAGGTTGGGGTAGATGCCGCTCCGGCCGGTCAGGGGGCCGACCTTCACCAGACCGTCGAGGTAGAGGGCCGGGTGGAGGCTCGACCGCCCGCCGACCGTGGCCGCGATCAGGTGGGTGACCGGCAGCGACAGCATCGACACGCTCACGCTCACGCCTTCCAGCACCACGCCGCCCAGCTCGACCTGACGCCACGTCGAGTAGGGGCCGTAGGAGTAGGCCCAGATGCCGTAGGGGCGGGTGCCGTAGGCCATCTACTGCAGGCCGATCATGAACTGATTGGCCGCGAACCTGACCGCGTCCCCCAGGTCCACTTGCTTCTGCACCGCGAGCTGGCCCCAGGCGAGCATGTTCCCCGCCGTGGCGGCGTCGGTGACGCCGCAGTGGGTCACGATGCCCCAGTCGGCGGTGGCCACCGGGAATTGCAGCACGGTCGAGTTCCACATGGCGGAGCTGCCGTCAGGCTGGTCGGGGGCGGCGACAAACGTGGCCAATACGCGGGCGTAGCCGCCCGCTGAGAGCACTTCGGCGCCGGGGTTGATGTCGGATGGGGCGGTCGTATAGAGGGCCACGTAGAGGGCTGTAGGGCGCGTGTAGGCGGTGGCCCCGAAGACGTGCTTCAGGAGGGCCTTCTCCAGATAGTCCGAGAATGCGCCGTAGGTGAGGAGGGTGCCGCTCACACCACCGCCCCCCAGGCCGCAGGACGGTAGCCAGACCGATATCCCCGGTGGCGCCGCACCAGGGGGCCGCCGGAGTGGAGGGCGACCTGGGACGCCGCGTTGAGGGCCTGCACGCGCCCGCTGAACTCGTTGTTCCACACCGCCACGCGGGCGTCATCGATCAGGTATGGGGAGGCCCTGACGAGGGCGCCGTAGAGGTAGACGCCGATGTCCCTCTGGGTGAGCCAGTTCGTCGGCGCGTCCACCGACAGGGTCGGCACCTTGGCGTAGTAGGTCATCCACAACGAGCACTCGCTGGCCGGGACCGGCACCAGCTCGATCACGTTGTCGATCAGGCCGTAGTGGGTGGGCACGCCCTCCGCGCCGCCGTAGCGCGCCCGCAGCTCCGGCATCGTGTCGGGGGTGACGAAGTC